TATTGTATGTTTTGGTCTTGTGCCCCATCCAAAAGTAATCACACCAACAAGTTCATCTTTCACAAAATAACCACAAAAATATTTTGTAAGTTTAGGCATCACCGGTGAGTAGTGCCTTTCAGATACAAAATTCATGGCATTTATCTTGTGTATCTCTTTAATCATTGTAGTGTGCCTTTTTCCTCAAAATCACCTTTGATCACCTCTTCTAAAAAAAGTTTAAAACTCTCTTCTTGACCAACACTTTTAGAGTGCATGACCAATCTTGCCATAATTATAGAATTAATTACAGTCACCGGTGCTATCTTGTATAGTTTGTATAAAAAATCATCTACATCATACACAAGTTTTTCTAACTCGTTTTTCTTTTCATCTTTCATATTCTTCCAATTCTTTACAAACACTTATGGCAAAATCTTCTGCCTCTATTTCCCATGGTTCACCTTTTACAGGCACGCCACGCCAAGTATTTAGAGAGGCTGTTATTTCATGATTTACATATTGTTTTATATGGCACATTTCATGAGCTATGGTTTCTAACAATGTTTTTTTATCTTGTTTTGTTTTTAACTTCACACAATAAATTGGTGCTTTAGAGAATATACTATCTACACTCTCCCAACAATAGCCGAGCACATTCTCACCCAAATTTCTTGAGTAGGAAAACTGAATAATAATATCACTCGGCAAGTTTAATTTCTCATCAAAAAATGAGATAGCACCAAAATATTGTTTGCCTATGCCATGAATAACCATAGAACCATTCTACTTAATGTTTTCTAGAAAGTCAAGCGCTGAAGCTTGCCATGTCCACTTTTTTGCCGAAAACTCGGTAGAATCTCTTGATACATTCAAAACTTGTTGTACTTTTGAGTTAAGCCCATCTTCAAAACCATACTTTCGATCATTATGAACAATACACCCATTGATGTTCTCCTGAATGACCTCCTTTGGTCCTGGTTGGTCATACGCTAATACTGGTGTACCACAAGCGATACTTTCCAGTATCACTATGCCAAATGTATCTGTTTTAGATGGGAATACAAAAGCATCAGCACTCGCATAATATCGGGCTAAATCAATACCAGATAAATTTCCAGTAAACTTTACAAATGGATATTTTTTCTTGAGTGTTTTAAGATAAGGTCCATCACCCACAAAAACTTTATTTGGGTAATGTAACTGGCAAAACTCATCTATATTTTTTTCTTTTGATGCTCTTGACACACATAAAATATATCCTTGTCCCCATGGTTTTCTATATTTTGGATTAAATAATTTATGATTTACACCTCTCGTCCAAACTTTCACATTTTTAAAACCTTTACTTTCTAAAAGTTCTTGAGTGTCCTTTGTTGGCACCATTACACACCTTGATTTACTATGAAACCATTTAAAATATCTGTATAATAACTTTGATGAAAATCCAGTATATGATTCAAAAAATTCTGGAAACTTAGTGTGATATGATGTTGTATAAGAGTAATTGCGTTTATTACATAAATGCCGTGCGTATAATCCTAGAGGACCTTCGGTCGCAATATGTATTTTATAACCACAAAATATGTAAGAGTTTATTAAGTCTTTATAAATCCATGGATTTACTATTAACTCAATCTCTCGGTAAAATGGTAAACTGACCATACACCATTTTGGTACTGGTGTAACCCCATCATTGTAACACAATGATTGTGGGTGTAATACTTCAATTGTTTCTTCTCTATCTTTTAACTCTTTAATTATGTTTTGATATGTTCTTACTACGCCGTTGACTTGTGGCTCCCAAGCATCTGTGATGATTGCTGTTCTTTGCATTTGTCCTTTTCATGGGGTACATTCACAATCTTCTTTTTTCTTGTTATAATCCTCGCCCCAAAGCTGACCGGTGTGTTCACGGTATTTTTTTTCGTTTGGAACTTTGTGTATATGTCCACCCCATATCTCCGTTTTATAGATTGTTCGATTGAATCCGCAACCTTTAACCTCTTCTAATTCAGCTATATACTCTATGTCATTATTGCATTTATATACGCAAAAATGTTTAACTGGTTCTCCGCCGTTTGAGAGTAGTTGATCTAGCCAATTTTCTTGAATACCTATAAGTGTACATTCAAGAGTTCTTTTACCATCTAATGGTGGGTTGTGGTTTGCGTGTAATGGTGACCACCAAAGTAACCCTGCTATGAGGACTACTAGGGTCACACAAATTGTTATAACAACTTTTTCAAAAGCATTCATGATTTATTACTTTGTAATTTTTGATCCTATGACAAACCCTGTTAGAGGTGTTATAGTTAAAAGTAAAAATAATACTAATCCCATTTTTATCTCCTTATATTCTTTACATATATTTAGGTTTTATTGCACCGTTTCGTGATATATGTTAGGATCTAGAGCTAGAATTAAGTTGAGAAAAGAACAGGCCAAATCCTCATCAGAAAAATATCTTATGATCGTCTGGCCTGTTTGTTTGGAGGTAATTAATAATAAAATTTTAGAATCATTATATATTGAAAATTTTATCCACCAATTATTTTTTTGGACTTCTTTCCAAGTTCTTACTTTACTTGCTGTAAGCAAATACTTTGCTGTTAGTTTTAATAATCTCTTTTGCATACTCGGCTGTTTGTGTTAAAATATTCACTCCATTATCCATGTATGTATGCAATTCTTTTACTGTATTCTTCTTCACAATTTCGTTTGCCTGAGATAATAAATCTATTTGAGTATCAATCGCACTCGTAAAAAGGGTTACTGGTAACATAAATTTCTCCTATATTTTTCGTCCAAGGGTACATAATATACTATGTTATTTATAATTCATTATATTGCATTGCACAAAAAAAGTGAGGCATATGTGGGATATTTACCTAGTTTTTTTAGTTTTTTGGGGATATATAGCTTTGCTGCTGTTCAGATAAGAACCTAAGATTCTTCCCTGTAACTTTCACCATAATCCAATCATTGTAATAATCTTCCCTCTCAAGCACACGGCGATCTATTTGTTCTTTTAATTCTAAGTAAGCACAATCGGATCTATTAGAGCAAATATATAATATTTCTCTAATGAATTTATCTTCTCCGTGTTTTTTAACATCATTAATAAGAGTATTGTTTGAGCCCCAATACGTTTCCCAATCTGATGGTTTTCTAATCTTTTTCTTTTTACCTTTTACTTGTTTTCTACCTGCAACAGTAAAAAACTTTTTACCAATATATCGTTTTTTATCTACAAGATTATGTATGCAATAAACGAAACCAAAAGAACTACCAACATCTCTTTGAGTAAATTCATGTCCATTAAAACGCCAACTCATTCATCTCCAATCTCTGCAACTTCGTAATCAATATAGTTGGAACAGAAAGGGCAATATATGGGATCCGTTTCTGTTCCTTCTACGTCATATTCTATTACATATGATGATTCACAAGAATCGCAAGTATATTTTATGGTTTTCAATTAAGCGGCTTTTCCCCACACCTCTTCCCATTTACCTTTCATAGCGCCTTTAGCATAATCAGTTGCCCTATTTTCAAAAAAGTTGGTGTGTGTAGGAGCATTAATCATGCCCTCAACCCATAATAATGGATTTCTTTTTACTTTAAATATACCTTTCAAACCTAAACTAATCAATCTACGATCTGCAATATAACGTATGTATTGCTTTACATCATCTGGTGTGAGATCGTCCATCGGCCCCATTTTAAATGCAAGGTCGATAAACTTATCCTCTAATTCAACCATCTTTGTTGCAATCGTATAAATTTTACCTTTTAGATCATCATTCCAGATTTCTCTATTTTCTTCTATGTATGTTCTGAATAATTTAATCATTGATTCAGCGTGTTGTGTTTCATCAACAATTGACCAAGTAACAATCTGACCCATGCCGACCATTTTGCCGTGTCTTGGAAAATTAAGTAACATTATAAAAGAAGAGAACAATTGCATACCTTCAGTAAAAGCTGAGAACACAGCAATATGTGTTGCTGTTGATTCTTTTGTACCATTCTTTGATGATAACTCCATTACATAATCATGTTTAGCTCTCATCTCTTCATAGTCTGCAAATTCTGAATACGTTGATTCAGGCATACCTAATGTTTCAATTAAATGAGAGTAAGCTGCGATATGTAATGCTTCACGAGCTGCAAAACCAGCTAACATCATTCTTACTTCTGGTTGTGGAAAATGTGGTAAATAATTTTTTACATAACCACCTGCAACATCAATATCACCTTGTGTAAAGAAACGAAATATATTTGTAAGAAATGCTTTTTCTTCTTCTTTAAGTTTATTTTTCCAGTCCTTTACATCTTCATTCATTGGTACCTCTGTGTGTAACCAATGTGATTGTTCATGTTTCAACCACGCATCATAAGCCCATGGATAATTAAATGGCTTATAATATGTTCTTTCGTCTTTTAACATTTATACTTCCTTTTTTGTAAATAGTCCTGATATTTTTGATTGAATCACCTTCGCCCACCAAGGTTGAGGAAAGTTCCAACCAATTAGAGCACCTACAAAAACCCATATAAGTGTATCAAACATTTTTTCTCCTTATTATGCTTTTGGTAAACTTCTTGCGACTAATGAATTATATTCGGCAGCTTCTTCTGAACCGCTTGTTGCTGAACCTTCAGTATAAGAATGTTTACCAGTCCCTGCCAACGCACCATCTCTAACAATAGTGTATTCAGTTCTTTGCTCTTCACCATCAAATAATTTTTCAAGTATCTCTCTTACACCAGCTGCATATCTAGCTTGAGCTGTTAATGATGTTCCTGATGTATGAGGTGTCATACCATGATGAGGCATACTTCTCCAAGAATGGTCATTTGGTGCAGGTTGTGGGAACCAAACATCACCGGCATAACCAGCTAATTGACCTGATTCAAGTGCATCAACAATTGCTTGTCTATCACAAATCTTACCACGAGCCGTGTTTACTATGTATGCACCTTTTTTCATCTTTGAAATTAATTCTGCATCAAAAAGATTTTCAGTTTCGGGATGTAGTGGACAATTAATTGTTACAACATCTACCGTGGAAACTAAAGATTCAACATTATCATGATAAACTAAATTTAACTCTTCTTCTACTTCATCTGATAATTTATGTTTATCAAAATAGTGTAACTCTACATCAAAAGCTTTTAACTTTCTAAGAGCATCTAAACCAATACGACCAGCCGCAACTGTGCCAACTTTCATACCCTCTAAATCATAAGACCTTGATACAGCATCTGCGATATTCCAGCCACCATCATTTACAATTTTATGTTGTGTATGATAATCTCTTACTAAAGATAATATCATCATCACAATATGTTCTGCAACTGACCTTGAATTACAGTATGTTACTTCCATCACGTCCACGCCATGGTCCATGGCGGCCTGTAAGTCAACGTGGTCTGAACCTATACCTGCTGTAATCGCCATCTTCAAGTTTGGTGCTGATTCAATTTTTTCTCTGGTCAAATAATATGGCCAGAATGGTTGAGATATAACAACATCAGCATCAACTAATTCTTTATCTGCTGTGCAACCATCACCATCTTTATCTGATGTAACTACTAACTCATGGCCATTTTCTTCTAAAAACTTTCTAAGACCCAATTCACCTGATACACAGCCAAGTAATTCACCAGGTTTGAAGTCAATAGCCTTTGGTGATGGTAATGTTTGACCATCAGGATATTTTTCTATTACTGGTAATTCATCTATTGCATAATCTTTAGGCATACCACCTTTAGGGTCATCATATAATACACATAAAACTTTCATGTTTTTCCTTTCTTCAAAGTGTTTCAGTTTTAACTTCAATACTACTCTTCTTCTTATAGTCGGCAACAGCAGCCTTGATTGCATCTTCAGCTAAGATAGAACAATGTATCTTTACTGGTGGTAAAGATAACTCTGTAGCTATTTCTGTATTCTTAATTGATACTGCATCATCAATCGTTCTGCCTTTTACCCACTCTGTTACTAAACTACTACTTGCGATTGCGGAACCGCAACCATATGTTTTAAACTTTGCTTCTTCAATTATACCATCATCACTTACTTTTATTTGTAGTTTCATCACATCACCACAAGCAGGTGCACCCACCATACCTGTACCAACCATTGGGTCGGTCTTATCTAATGAACCTACATTTCTTGGATTTTCATAGTGGTCTATGACCTTCTCTGAGTATGCCATTTCTTTAACAATGCCTTTCTATGATTTTCTGCTTGTTGATAGGTGTTAAATGGACCTGCAAAACAACAAATATATCCGAATACCCAGTATGCGGATTTTGTTTTCACTACTTCTATTGGTAATTCTGGTGTTGAACTAACTACTGCCATTTAACCCTCGCAGGCTAAACATTCACTATCATCGGAAGAATCCGACTTGTTATTTAGAAAATTCATCATCTCTGTATAACCACCAACATACTCACCACTCAAATAAATTTGTGGGACTGATTTAACAGGTCGCCCTGTTACCTCTGCAGCTGTTTTGTTTATCTCAACCAAGTCAATATAGTCAAACTCAATACCTCTACGAGTGAGCTCTGCCTTTGCGAGTCTACAAAAGTTGCAAGTCGGTGTGCCATAGATGATATTTCTAAACGCTTCTTTCCCTTCGACAATCGATTTCATGTCGAGCTCCTTGATCACCTCTCTTTCTATTTTTTTCGCCACCTTATCTGCTTTACCAATCTTTTCTGAACGACAATAATATAATGTTTTGAGGCCCATTTTCCACGCCATAAAATGAACTGCGTGTAGGTATTTTACATTTGTGTCCGGCCGAAAGAACAAGTTAATGGATTGTGCTTGGTCAACGTAATTTTGTCGGTCAGCTGCGTGCTCCACGATCCATCTTTGGTCAATTTCCATACTCGTTTTGAAAATGTCCTTTTGCCGGTCATCCAATATATCCAAGTGCTGAACGGATCCATCGTTTGCGATAATACTGCTCCATGCTTCGTTGTAACTATCCTCATCAGCACACCTCTCTTTCAATATTTTGTCTAAAAATTTATTCTTGTTTAAATATGCACCAGACAAAGTATCTTGTCTGTATGCGTTTGCACGATATGGTTCTACACTAGGAGATGTATTACCCATAATAATACTACTGCTAGCATTGGGAGCAATAGCCATAAGGTGAGAAAACCTACGGCCAGTACCAATAGCATCAGGAGCTTCTCCTCTGAGTTTACCCAGTTCCAGATTTGCTTCATCTAAACTCTTCCTTATATGTCTAAAGATTTCTACATTCGCAGAACGTGCCTCTGGTGATTACCATGGCAACATATGTTTCTGTAAGTATGCGTGATAGCCTAATGCACCGATACCAATAGACCTTTCTTGTGTTGCACTATACTTGGCCCTTGATACAGCATCAGGTGCGTTGTCTATAAAGTATTGTAAAACATTATCAAGCATTTCTGCAACATCTCTTAAAAAGAGAGGGTTGTCTTTCCACTCATCATAATATTCTAAATTGAGAGATGATAAACAGCATACGGCTGTTCTATCTTTGTTTGTTGGTAATATAATCTCTGAACAGAGATTTGATTGTTTGATACTTAAACCTTTTTCTTTTTGAAACTCTGGCATTGCACGATTACTTGTATCAATGAAATGCAAATAAGGTTCACCAGTCATCATTCTTGTTTCTAATATCTTTTGCCATAACTTCTTGGCTGATATTGTATCTTTGACCTCACCTGAATGTGGGTCTGTAAGTTCCCATGTATCATCAAAGTTTTTATCGACCATGGCTTTTTCTATCATCTGCATAAATTTATCTGTGATGTTTATGCCATGATGTAAGTTTAATGTCCTTACATTTGGGTCACCCGTTGGTTTTCTCATCTCTAAGAACTGTATGATATCAGGGTGTGATATATCAAGATAGGCTGCATAAGAACCTCTACGGGTTCTACCTTGACGATATGCTAAACTAGAGGCATCATATGTTTTGAGGTGTGGCATAATGCCAGTTGACTTGTCATCACTTGAACGAATACCAAGACCAATGCCAACACCGCCACCTAACATTGACAACCAATTTACTTCTGAAAGAGTAGCGACCAACCCCTCTCTGCTATCATGTAAATAAGGCAAGAAACAAGAAATAGGTAAACCACGCTTGCTACGGCCAAAAGATAAAACGGGAGTAGAAAAAGATAACCAATGGCTACTAGAGTAATCATAAAGGCGACTGGCATGGTCTTTATCAGACCCAAAAGCTTTTGATACATAAGCGAATCTCTCCTGTGGTGATATTTCATCTTCCATCATATAAGATTCTCTAAGTCTTTTGAGACCAAGAGGGTCAAATAATTTATCCTTTTCTGGGTTTATATCCATAATTATTTTCTTTCTATCAATGTATTGCTTTAACAACATTCGGGAACTCTTTTTCTATTATAGACCAACATTCTTTTGCAATCTCCATGTGTTCTTTTTGTGTGCCATTTGACATTCGTAATTCACAATAATGAATCCATGACCTCAAACTACCAGCCATATATAATCTACTCATCATTAAACCTTCTGGTAATAAAGCTCTCGCTTGTTCTTTTGCAATACCTTTTTCTATCATAAAATTATAATTATCTTCTGCTACTCTTGATACAGCATCTTGAGCTCTTTCAAACAAATATTGTAAATAACCTTCTTCTGGTATTTTCACGTCTACTTCAATACTATTCTGTCTATTCTTTTTATCTTGTAATCTTGCTTCTCTTTCTGCAAAATCTAACTGTGTAGGGTCTGCGTATCTCTGACTAAACTCCTGAAACGAAAACGACCTATGTCTGAGTATTTGTCTTGTAATGTCTCTTGTAGTGTTTATCTCCATCACAACATGGACCATTTCAAATGGTGACCAATGTTTGTTTTGTATGAGATATTTTATAAGTTTTGATGAATCCTCAAAATTATTTTGATTACTTGGGTTTGATACCCTCGCCATGTATACTATGGCTTCTTCTGGTGTTCTATCTTTCAAATCACCACAGAATGCCGAAATGCCAACAAGGTTCACATTTTTCATATTTTCTTCCAAAAAACTAATTGATTTAACGCCCTAATAGAACAGAAGGTATTTTTACTTATAATACTTTTTACCTCTGTTTTTGAATATCCTGATGTAATCATCTCATTTATATCTTTTTCTTTTATAGAGTCTGGCCAGATGACCACACTATGACCTTCTCTAATTGCATTACTCATCAGTTTACAAACCTCTGCGTTTCTAGGTTCATTATCAAATACTAATACTGAAGTATGACCATCAAACTCTTTTGCAATAATTGATAGGTTAGCATCACCAGATGCTATGCAATTGTCTAAGAAAAGAGAATCAAGTGGGCCTTCTACAATATAAACTACATCATCAAAATCTACACGGTCAAGACCATATATTAACTTACTCTCATTTTCATTTGTTCTTATCGTTACATACCTTAGTATC